ATTGATATTTTCTTTCCCGCAATCGGGGTCGGGTTCTGTTCCATCTGCTAAGAAGAAAAATACTAAACTTAAAAAAACCACAACGGATAAAATAATCCAAATCATTTCTTCTCCTTCTGCTTCATATCCCATGCGACTGCGACTGCCAAAGCCGCCCACATATCTTTGCTCATCTTATAAGTCTTGCCTGGATTCTTTTTCGTTCCCGGTTCGCCGAAAATATCGATTAATCGTTGGCGAATGTTTCCATCCTTCGCGCGACTGGAACCGCAAAGAATATTTTTAATTTCGTTGCGCTTGATGCGGTCAACCTTGAATCCTAAAGAATCCAAAAATTGCCAAAATCTCCCACTCCACACAGCAGTTTCAAATACTGTCTCGCCCACAGCCATACCCATACAGGCGACCTGTTCGATTACACAAATATCAGGGGTATTATCTTTTCTTTCAAACGCTAGAAAACATTCTTGATTGGGTAATATCGCCTTGAATAATATCTCTTGCGTATCCGTGTCCAGAAGTACCAAAGCACTTTGAACGTTGCCGGGATCTATTGCTAATACTCTCATTTCTTATTTTGGAAAAATAATACTTCTTCCATCTCCCCTAATTTATTTTTCAACTCTTTATACCTCTTAACCAAAACAGGGTTAATGAAATATTGAGATTCCTTTCCTTTTAAAGAAGGGGTAAAATTCCAATTATCATTCTCGTATCCTATTTTTTTAAAAGTATGAAAAGCACGATAAGCCATTTCATGTGCAATATCTGTAATCATTCTAGCATCTTCCAACCCATTATGTTGCCCATCTTCATTGAATGGTATGCTGAAGAATTTACATGCCGACTTAACTCCGTAACCCATTTTAACGTCTTCGTCTTTAAAATACGTATTGTAATATTCCTTTATGTTCACGTGATAGAAAAAAGGCCATTTCAAATTATAATAATCGCAATTCCTTTTCAAAACTTCCCAATCATATTTACCCCAACTGACAAAAAATTCAAAATAGGGGTTACAAAATTTTAAAAATTCATCCCATGCTTCAGGAAATGGCAATCCTTCATCCACCTGTTTTTGTTCAATCTTTGTCAACTTTTTAATAAACTCTGTCAACGTTGCACCGCCGCTGGGATATTCGGGAACATTCTGCGGCTTGATATAAACATTGAATGTTTTATATTTGGTAAATTTACCATTGGCGATTTTGGTAGCCCCTATTTGAATTACGTGGAAATGGCACTCAAATGGGGTATCTTCTTCAACATTAGTTTCAATATCTAATATTACGAAATTATCTTTATTCATTTTTTGTCCTTTCACCAACTTATTTCCCCAACATTTTTTAACAATCCACCCTTTTCTGATTCAGCAACAGCAGGATCATAATCATGACAATCGTTATTATCATTTTTCTCTTCAGCAGCTAATATGGGTTCACTTTTTGGGGCAAAAAAAGTATCTTTCATATTATTAGGGGAAATACAGCCGTAATGTGGGTCGCGACCTGCCCAATGTTTACAATCTCTACAATATACTTTCATTTTTATCCACCTATCCCGGTCTTTGCTTTAAATATCAATCGCTCGCTCGCTTCTCGTTGGCGATAAATATCCACCAAATTTTCCAAAAGTTGTGTTGTGTTTTCCCAATCTTTTAACTCATTCTTCATTTTGTAATACTCTTCGTCCGTGTCGATGAACGCCTCGACATCTTGCTTGTTTTTTAAAAGATGATGGGAATCCCACTTAGCGCTCTTATAAAGTTCAGAGTATTTTTTATCCACCAATATTTTCTGTCTATTCCTATGCTTGTTAACCCTGTAAAGCATTTCAGAATAACGGAGCGCTTTATCAGAATTGGCTTGTAACCTTTCAATGGGGTCAGAGTATTTATGCTCTGCGTCCTCATGAACCTGTTTTAAAATTTCTTCTATTGTCATAGTTGTGGTATCAGGTCGGCCTTCTCTTCCATAATGTCAATATAATATTTCTTAGCGACCTTCAGATACTCCTGTAAGTTAAATGTAATACGACTATTCCCCAATGCCTGACGAACTTCCTGTTTAACATCTTCAGGAATGTCTCGCATATCTATAAGATGTTTATTCCTGATAAATCTCTTTTGAACTTCTTTTGGTTGTTCCTTTAAAAATATTTTAAACTCATTTTTATCATCGTACCAATTTCTCACGCGTGTACTAAAAATTGGTGTTTGCCTCTGAGTAATCGAATCGGTATAAATATTCGGAATACCATCGCTCTTATCACCCCTTACGATCTTTTCGAAGAGGTCGAATTCTGGTTCGGTTGATTCGACAAATTTTCTTTTCATCGGGTTATAAAGTTCCACTTTGTCATGGCGTAGGAGTTGTTTAAAATCTCCGTCCGTTGAATAGATTTGGAATTTATCGTAGTTGTCGTATTCGCTCATGATTGTTTCGTATACAATATCATCCGTTTCAATGTGTTCAAGGTTGATGAAACGAAAAGGTAAGACCTCTTTCAGTTCATTCCACACCCGGTCGAACACTTTAAACACTAATCGAAAGTCAACAGCCGATGCGTCTCTTTGCCCCTTGCGATGGAATTTATATTCCTTGAATAATCTGTCCTTTCTCCACAGGTGATAGCCATCCTTGGCAAATAAAATATCGGTCTGAAATTCCTGATTCCACTCCAAAATATTCATAATTTTTTGGAAAGTCATTTTCAATGAATCCCTGACCAATTCCTCATAATGTTCACCACTTAAATTATCGGTCGTATGCCCTCGATACTTTTCAGAAAGATACCTGCTGAAAACTACCAGATACATTACATTATTAAAGTCAACCAATATAAGTTTCTTTTGTTTCATACTTTCCTTACTTAAATATTCTTCGAATTTCATACCATTCTTTAAAATGAAAAATAACGGTGTGTGTTAACAGAAGAATATATCGAACCCTACAAATAATTTTCCTGCCAAAATTCGGGGTGTTGTGTCGTTGATATTCGTAAGCGTCATTACACTCACAATCGGGTTTATCATAAGACCCCGCCATGCCATTACAACAGTTGTTGCCACAGGTGGGGCACTTTATGTAATACGCTTCACATAATGAACACCAGCGCCAATATTTATTCCAATTATTTTCCATCTACCTATATTATACCACAGTTCGTTTTTAATTAATGGTTTCGCTTTCTTTAAAATTGGGGAAAAGTGTCGGGGTTTCGAAGGTTTCAGCCATTTCTTCAAGATGGTAATATTCCAAAATTTTATTTTTGTCAGCCCCACAATTCATTTTTATACTATAAAAATCATTAAGGAATTCGTTAAAATCAAACAATTGATATTTTCTCGTGCCAAAAAATCCACGAAGAACTGATGTGAAGTATACTTCCAATGTGATTTTGATGGCCTCTGTCATAATTAACACTTCGGTTCCTGAAAGTCCGTCTATATTAATCATATTCTCGTAGGTTTCAAAATCAAGTATCAATCGTACACCTAGACTTGAAGAGTCACCATCCACTCTAAGAAATTCAACAGAGTTGAATTCCTTAAAACATACGATTAACTTATTGATCCTTATTAAATGCCCTCGTTGTGATATTCTTGTCATATTTATTCGTTATTCCATATTGTTATATTTTACTAAGAAAATCCTGAACTTTTTCGGAAATAAGTTGATTTATTATTTTTTGTTGTTTTTCTGATAAATGAAAGCTTTGGACTTCGGGGGTAATACCATCTTTAGAACATCGGAACTGTACAAGAGCGTCCGTTGTTTTTTCTTTATCTTTTCCAGAAATATCAAAAATAGTGAGTTTAACAGGTATAGAAATAAGAATCATTTCAGATTGTTTCGCAGTTGCAAACCATATCTTAATGGGGTGTGAATCGGAATCATTCAACACCATATTCATTCTTTTAACATTGTAAGCCAAAATCCTTTTTCCCTCTATTTTAAAATAACTAGGGTTATATGTGTCTTTAGTTGCCAATGCAACATGAAGCATATTAATGAA